TTNCAGGTGTTAACAGAGGAGGAATTGTTTTGAAACGCAAGTTATTTCGCTGGGCGATAGATATTGCTGACACTGTAAACTTTTGGTTCAGAGACACTTTTAATCTGGATCCCAAGAGGCGTGTGCTTGAACTAAAGCAGAACCAAATCAGCATGGAAGAACTGGAAAGTACAATAGGAAAAGCACTTGACAGTGACAACTTTTTTTATAATATTTTAGAAGAAAGGAAAGAAAAACATTGACATCATTGGATAGGTATAGTATAAATAATATATTGATTATGAGTTATTGTGGACAAACCGAAATACAACGTAATACATTTAATATAAGGACATACAAGATATGACTACATCTTTCGCTGATCTTAAACGCTCTCGTACATCCGCTTACGACAAGCTGATCGAAGAATCCAAAAAAGTACAAAATACGAAGTCAAGTGGTGGAGCCGATACTCGGTTCTGGCAGCCTGAAGTCGATAAAGCTGGTAATGGCTATGCTGTTATTCGGTTTCTTCCTGCGCCACAAGGCGAAGACCTTCCCTGGGTTCGTCTCTTTACACATGGTTTTCAAGGTCCTGGTGGCTGGTATATTGAGAACTCTCTCACAACGCTCAATGATAAAGATCCTGTTGGTGAGTACAACTCCATGCTTTGGAATCGTGGTGATGAAGCTGGTAAAGAGCAAGCTCGTAAGCAGAAGCGTCGGCTCTCTTACATTGCAAACATCCAAGTTGTAAAAGATCCTTCTCGCCCAGAGAATGACGGTAAAGTATTTCTTTACAAGTTTGGTAAGAAAATCTTTGACAAGATTAATGATATGATGGCACCGGAGTTCGAAGATGAATCTCCTGTGAATCCCTTTGACTTCTGGGAAGGTGCTAACTTCAAGATGAAGATTCGGAATCTCGAAGGTTATCGTAACTACGATAAGTCCGAATTTGATTCTCCCTCTCCGCTCTCTGAAGATGATGATGAGTTGGAGTCCGTCTGGAACTCTCAGTATTCGCTACAAGAGTTCGTAGATCGGAAAAACTTCAAGTCATATGCTGAGTTGCAATCGCGACTGAAGCGAGTGCTTGGAGATATCGCAGTATCCTCTACTGCATCTGAGGTTGACGACGAAGATATTATGGAATCACCTGCCGTGACTCGTCAAGCTCCTGCACCTAAGGCGAAAGAGGATGAAGCGCCTTGGAGTGAAGAGTCTTCTGATGACAGCCTAGACTTTTTCAAACAGTTGGCTGAGGAAGACTAACAAAAGTGCAATGCTTTTGGAAGGGGAGTCCGCTGGGCTCCCCTTTTTTATCCATAACTATAGTCCCAATTTGGATCAGCAGGATAAGAGACTGGACTTGGTGCTATATAAGTTGACTTGCTGATGTTTGTTTGGCTCATATCTCTATTATCTGACGGAGCAGAAAGAACAGTCGCACCAGTTTGTTTTTGTTCTCTTGCAGACTGTGCGGCTTGAGTTCTTGCCGCTAATTCTGCTGCACCATCGCCGCGGCCTGTTGGTGTATCTGCCATTGCTTTCGGGAGTTCTTGACCTGTTTTTGGATCCAAACCAGCAAATTCATATACTGAATTGGGTATTGCTTTTGATGCTAGATTTTGAATAAAACCAGCATTTGGATCTGGCAAAACGGATCTTAAAATATTTTTTAAAAAGTTTGTTGCCATATCTCCAATATCTCCTGTATCTGGCAACTCTACATTTCCATTAAACATTTTGGTCACTGCATCAATTGCAGGTTTGATTGCATTATTCCATATCCATCGACCTGGAGAAGTAATAATATCTAAAGCCTTTCCCGCCAATGTTTTTAATGATCCGACTATATCATTCGGAATCAAACTTTTCATATATTTGACAATGTTATCGATGCCATCTCCAGCCCACTTAACTATACTGAAGTAACCTTCTTCTGGTTCAGAAGAGAAAATATTCTTTCCAAATTTTATAAATTTATCAAAAGTATCATTGAAAGAAAAACTGTCTAACGCTTTTGAAAAATTTTCAAATCCTATTTTTTCAGCAAGCCATGAAACACCATCTTTTAATAAATCGAGCGGAACAATAAAGATACCTTTAATTAATTTAATTGCGCCTGCTAACAATCCATCCAGTGTTTTTTCCATTGTACTTCGAGCATCATCTTCACCTTTTTTTGAGAAACCTTCGATAAATCCACTAACAAAGTCAAAGATAGCAAACAAAGGTAATAGAAGTTTACTTGCAATGCCTTTCAACACAGGCATAATTTTTGCAAACATTCCGGCGGCTTTACCAACCGATTGTGTTATACCAGATATATCGCCAATAAACTTAAAGAATCTTACAAACGGGTCAACTATTGCTCTGATAGATGCTCCTATCTTTCCTGCGACACTAAGGTCTTTAAATGCCACTGTGACCGTTTTTCCAAATACTTGAACTTCTTTCCCGACAGCAGTAAATCCTTTAATAACATTTCGAAGCGGAGTCATAAAGAAATCAATTGCTTTCGTTAATGATGTGAAGTTTTTAGGCGCGAGTGCTTTGTTTATTCTGCCAAAGAAATCGTTTACGGGCGCAAATGCCTTTGCAAGGGCTACAGAACTAAAGACTGCACCAAACGCTCTTATTACAGGATTTAATAGTTGAGATGGAAGAAGTACGGCACCAAACGCTCTTATTACAGGATTTAATAGTTGAGATGGAAGAAGTACGGCACGAATATATTTTGCAAGATCATTTGACCAGAGTGTTAATGCTCCTAAAGCTCCAAGCAAAATTTTACCGAAAGATTTGATATCAAATTCAAAATCATCTTCAGTAGCACCGACAGAGCCACTAACTGTCTGTACGCTCGTGGCTTCTTTCTGTTCATCAAATATTGTTCTTAACGCATCGAGTGTATTTGATTGGATATCGACAAGTTGAGTCAACAGAGATACCTGTATACTTGCAAAATTAACAAGATTCTTTAGCGGTTGCAACACAGGATCCTGTGCAGGTCCGCTTACTTGCATCATTTGTCCTACTGTTACTGCGCCAGTCGTCGGTGCTAATTGAGGTACAGCCATTATTCTTTTTCCAGTCTTTCTTTCTCTTCTTCTAGCCAAGCAAGTAACAGGCTAATGTAAATTTCTCTTTCAAAAGGAATCATTTCTTCTAACTCAGTCAAACTATATTTGTGGTGTTGCATCAAACTAAAGTTCGTATGATATATGTTTAGCAACGAATTATGACTGAGTGCTACGTAAAAAAACTCTGCATTCCTTCTAGTTTGATTGTTTCTGTTTCACCACACTCTGGGCACGTATATGCAATTTCATGTGTTAGTTTTGGTAATGTATTAAAGAACTCCACAATCTTCTCAAAGTTTTCTTTCGTTAAGTTCTCAATAAACTCTCTTGATTCTTCTTGTGTAAAATCTTCGTATATATCACCTTCATCATAAAATAAATCAATACATTCACATACAACATTTAACAGTTGTTCAATTTCATTGTTGGTTGTTTGCGTGTTAAAAAACATGGATGTCTTTGGGTCACGCAATTGAATACCAACACCTCCTTCGAGTTCAATCGTATTATTATGTTTTTCATTAAACTCAATTTCAATCGAATCAATATCAACCATCACCTTAGTCGCATGAGAACACTTACTTGAATATTCTTCTTTCATATGTTTCAACGAGAGTTCAATCTTTTCGCCGACAGACTTTGCTCTCAATTTCAAAAACAAATATTCAAGATCATATGATGTAAACTTCTCTTTATCAATGTCTGGCGTCAACACACAAGAATCAAGAATGTTCATCACTGCATTGTAAATATCTTTTTCTTCACCACTCTCTAAAGCCATATAAAGAATTTTTTCTTCTTTGACTAAGAAAGGTCGAAACTTAATCGGTTCTTTTGTTGACGGAATCACTGTGTCAAACTCAGGTGTTACTAGCTTTGGTAAAGCCATATTATATTCTCCATTTTATAGATTACGAAATAAACGGTATTTTGGGAAGTCCTCCTGTGAAACTGACTCCGGACTTTCTACCAAGTTGTGTCATAAGTTTTCTTGGATTGAGTTGCGTCTTCGCTTGATTCTTAATACCAGCAATACTAAATGGTAAGTTTAAACCACCCGCAAGCTGTATTCCATCTGTTCCAATCCGTAATTGCGTACCAAGTTTTGATTGGTCACGCTCTTCGAAATAACGATACGAAAGAGTAACATTCATTCTCTGCATTCCAGTCTCATCCCAGTTCAAATCGAGTGCATTAATCACGCTTGGATACGCATCTATGAGATCAACAGCATATGTTTTAAATCCCTGTTGGTCAAGTTGATAAATTGTGATACCACGCTTACAGATATAATCATCGTAGTATCCAGTATTAAACTGTGTTTTTCTATCGTCACTATTTAAACCCGGATTACGATGCATACCACCGATTAAATCTTGCCAGCGCATGAAAAACTCACGTTCACGCAAATCTGGACTACAAATAATCGTTAAAGGTATATCAACATAGTTTGCTTCGATTCCGATTTTATACGGAACACCATAGTCTCTATATGTTACATTCTCTATATTTCGTTGTGGCATTACTGCGCCTGAAGTTCGAAGCATAAGAGAACTTGACAGACCAAACGATCCGCCAATCTTCGATAGAATATCTCCACCAATCTCAACTTCGAAGTCACTCGATCTTGCAAAACCAACGCTGTGTATCTCAGCAGTAAATGAGTCAACATTAAATGCCATTTTATCTTCCTTATACCATCGTCCTGGAGTCACGCCATACTTTTGACTTTGAACTCTTTTCGAAACGCTCTAATGGTAAAAACAATGCTGTATCCCAGTCTGTTGAGCCTATCTCTAAAAAACGACTACGCACATTTGCATTCAAATACATCTTGAATGTCGGTTTGTAATACTTACTCACGCCTTTCAATATGTCATAACTCAGTTTCAACTTCGTGGATTCGTCATATCGAGAGTTCGTTGTAAGGTCATATAAAGCATCCATTAATCTTGCGCGAAGAGGTAGCGGTAAATAGTGCATATTAATACCTTGAAAGCCACCAGGAACGTTCTGCACTTTAAATATTAACGGAAACGTATCGTAATATGGTAACGTCTTCTTATGTTTTGGGTCATAAGAAAATAAATACATCTTTCCGATAGCCGCGCGATTCTTCAGTTGTGTACGATCCTCTTTCATTAATGTAGACGGTGTAACCGATGCTTTCTTTGCTTCATCACGAAACCAAGTACGAGCAGATTGTGTCCGAGCAGGAATCTGACCAGCACGAACTCCTCGTGTCAAGATTTGGTCGAATGTAGTAGCAGCCAAAGTAAATCTCCTTTGACTTATTTATAATCGTTTATTTGATTCCAAGCTCCTTTTCCGTCAAAACAATAAACTTGTACTTACGGTCTTTACACCATTCTACTGCTGCTTCCCATTTATATTGATTGACGGCATAAGTTTTGACTTCGTTGATATACTTACGAGTCATTCTTTTTTGAATACGCGGTTCTTTTGTTTGGATCGATGGTTTAATTTCTACAATCCACTCTTCAATACCATTATTTGTCTTTATTTTAAGATACACATCTGGGTAGTAATGATGTATTTTACCATCGATTGGACTTCGATATGGTATGATATGCTCTTCGCTTGACCATTGAAGAACGATATCCGTATAGTCACACCATTTGAAATACTTTAATTCCCATGATGATCTATATTTGATTTTAGATAGATCCCCCCTATACTTCTGAGGATTATGAGGTATGTATCTGCCTTTGAGTGTTTTCATTATAAATAAGTAAAATAGTTTACGATAAGGATATTTATCAGTGTCATCATCAGCTCCGAATCAGCCGAAAAGTTCAAATGAATTGAATAAAGAACCTCGAGATGATTTCAAAAGGTCTATATCTCAAACTACAAAAAAGACTTTAAGATTTCCAGGTAATCTTGATGAAATTGATCACTGGGTATGCTTTCGCGCACAGCAACCAAAACTTTTTAAGACAGAAGACTTTGAAAAGAAAGATGATATAACAGTAATACATCTTCCAATGCCAGCAAACATTGGAACAACATACGACCACAAATATAATACAGAAGCGATTGGAGAACAAGGAAGATTGGCTGCTGGTTCTTCAGATATACTTGCTTCTGGTAGTGTATCTTCTATTATTGATAGAATGAAGTCCGTTACAAAGGAAGACGTTGCTGATTCAACAGCAAGATTGTCGTTTGATGCTGTTGAAACGGCGATATCTGGTGTTGGTTTTGGCAATGCATTTAAAGGAGCGGTTGCTGCTCAAGGAATAGCTAAAAATCCATATATGGCTGTTATGTATGATAGCCCTCAGATGCGGGCCCATTCTTTTGCATGGAAACTTATCGCTCGAAATCCAAGTGAAAGTAAAATATTGACAGATATTGTAAAAGCATTTAAATATCATGGCGCGCCAGGGATCAATCAAAAGAATAAACACTTTTTAGATTATCCCGAACAGTTCGATATTGACTTTAAGCATGAAAATCATCTATATAATATCGGACCTTCTGTGTTGACTTCCTTTCAAGTTCAGTATCATGCCGAAGGTCGCCCGTTGTATTATGATATTTCTGCTACAGAAAAAGCACCAGTATCTGTAAATATTACTGCTTCATTCCAAGAAATCGCTATTGTGACGAAACAATCAATTGATTCGAGTAACAGATAATGACATTCTTTTTTCATAATCATCCAACGATTTCATATGATGTTGAGAAAAACGGCATCTCTTATACTGCTCAAAATCCTCTTGTCCGATATCAGTTACAAGAAATACTGAAAAGCAGGGCTGCTTTATATTATCAGCATGATATTCAAGAAGGCCAAAGCGCAGAGTTTATTGCTGACAAATACTATGGTGACTCTACGCTTGATTGGATAATCTTTATCACCAACGATATCATTGACCCTCAATATGATTTGCCGATGGACTATCAACAGTTTGTTGCATTTATTAAGTCAAAATATGGCTCAACTGAATCCGCATTGACAACTGTTCATCATTACGAAGAAATTGTTCAGGCACAATCAGTATTGTTTGATGGAACGATTGTTCCTGAAAAAGCAATCATTGTGGATGAAACGACATATAACAGTTTAGTGCCTGCCGATCGACGTGAAGTTACGAACTATACGTATGAAGAACGATTGAACGAATCAAAAAGAACAATTAAAGTTCTCCACAAAGACTTTCTCACCGACTTTTTAGACGAAGCGGAAAGAATTTTTGAATAATGGCTTTATCATATAAACCAACAGACCTTGAACTTCGCTCGTGTGTTCTCCACAATTATGCTGGAGAAACCATGGATGTGCGGAATATCATATTGGAGTTTAATATCTATCATAGTGTTTTTGCAAACGCAACAAAGATTGATATGGCTCTTCTTGATGGTAATGGTCTTGTAGAAATTTTTCCGATTATTGGCGAAGAGACTTTGGTAATGGAGTTTAAAACTCCAACATTTGAAAATACATTAAGATATTGTTTTCATATCTACAATGTTAGTGATAAAGATAAGTTTGAACCAAGATCAGACAAATATATTCTTCATGGATCAAGCCAAGAAGTAATGGGCAATCTTCGCAGGTCTGTTAACAGGTCGTATGTTGATATGCCTGTGTCTTCGATTGTTAAAAGTATATACAATAATTTCTTGAAGCCAACAGACGAAAACGAATATACTGTCATTAGAAAGAATAAAAAACTCTCTATTCAAGAGACTAAAGATAACTTTACTGTTGTATTTACTGGCGAGAAACCTATTACTGCGATTAAATACTTATGTCAAGAAGCACAAGCAAAAAATGACGAAGCGGGCTTTGGTTCAAACTTTTATTTTTTTGAAAAATCAGATGGATACTATTTTGAGACGATAGATAGTATGTTATTAAAAGAGCCCGTCGATGATTTCTTTCTTGCTCAAGCATCAGTAGAAGTCGATCCTATCGCCGGTAAAAAAATTGATGAAGATAAAAAGATTACAAATCTTGATTTCGTTGAACAAGTAAATGTATTAAAAAATCTTGGCCGAGGCATATATGCCCATAAAGTTGAAACGATTGACCCAATCACAAAACGATTCACAACTGATACATTCTCATATAAAAATGAGTCTCAAAAAATAACACATCTTGAACATAAGAAGAAAAAACTTGATGATACATTCTTATATTCTGAGGAGTCATTACTTTCTGACGGAGTTGATAGTTCTGTAACTTATTATACGATATCAAATATTGGCGATAACTACAGTAAACAAGACTTTTTAAGCTCGGCTACTGCGACAGATCCACAGATTCGAAATCCAAGAAAACTACATTCGTTTTTAAAATATAATGTCGCATCAAAAGCACAACTATCAAATATCGTGTTGAGTGTTACGATTCCTGGAAATAGTAAGATAGAAGTTGGTGACGTTGTTAATCTACATATTCCTCAGTCTTCTGAACTTCCAGAAATAGCAAAACAATTAAATCTCTTATATGACAAGAAGTTCTTAGTTGTTTCTGTTAGACATACATTTAAAAAGACTGATAATAAGTATTATACCATCTTTGAGTGTAGAAAAGATACCTATGGTAAGAAGGCTGAAAAGGTAACATAATGAAAAATCTTGGTGAACAGTTTATTTGGTGGTATGGTGTTGTAGAGGATCGTGGTGATCCTCTTGAGCTAGGTCGTGTGCGTGTCAGGTGTTATGGGTGGCATACAGAAAATAAACAAGAACTACCAACTGAACATCTTCCGTGGGCACAACCGATACAGCCTATTACTTCTGCTGCGATGGGTAATATTGGACATTCACCAACTGGCATTGTTGAGGGCACATGGGTTGTAGGCTTCTTTGCTGATGGCGAAGAAGCACAGCGTCCTGTTGTAATGGGAACTCTTGCGGGTATTCCTACTTCTGTTGCAAACACAAAGGAAGGATTTAATGATCCCAACGGCATCTATCCTACTCGGATTGAAGTGCCAGATGTTGATGAAAGAGCCAGAGGAAATAATAATATTACAAAGACTCCAGACTCTACGATTGATGAGCCTACTGATCCATACGCTGCTCAGTATCCATTTAATCATACACATCGATCCGAATCTGGGCATTTAATTGAAATTGATGACACAACAAATGCCGAGAGGATTCATGTATATCATAAGTCTGGAACTTTTATTGAAATACATCCAAATGGAGATGTGGTAACACAACATAAAAATGGTTGGCGATCTGTTACTGGTAATGATAAAGTGCATGTTACTGGCGATATGACACTTGTGGTTGATGGTAATATGAATGTCACTGTTGGTGGCAATCAAACAACGAATGTAACAGGTAACGTGAAAATTAAAGGCAAGCGCATAGACTTGAATAAAAACGAATGACCATTCCAGTTCATAGAGAAACAGATTCAAGAACTTGTGGAGCTTCGACAATTGTTTCTGGGCAAGATTTTGTTTATGCAAATGATTTATTGATTTCCGTTGACGGAGACCCTAATAGTCATGGAGCAGGTAGTCTCATTGCCGCAACAAATCAAGTTTTCATAAACAATATTATGGTTGTTAATGTTGGAGATAGTGCGGCTCCGGATGGATTATGTCCTTCGGTGGCTGGTCCACACTGCGCTCCAGCATCTTCAAGCGGATCTCCCGATGTATTTGTTGGAGATTGATATTTTGATTATAAATAAGTAAAACAAAGAGAAGACATATGCCTGAACTCAAAGAACCAATATTCAAAGATATACCGTTGAGTTTTACGGCGCATCCAGTAACTGGTAATGTCAAGGCATTAACAAATCGTGACGCTGTAAAACAGAGTGTTAAAAATATTGTTTTGACAAATCATTATGAACGTCCATATAATCCAATTCTTGGTGGCGACATTATCTCTCAGTTATTTGAAAATATGGATTCTATTACTCAATATGAGATTTCAACTAATATAAGACGGGCATTAAATAACTACGAACCTAGAGCAATCATCGATGATATTGTAACAGACTTTCTCGAAGATCAAAATGCAATTAACGTGACGATTACATTTCGAGTCAATAGTGATGCAGAACC